GAAATAGACATAGAAACTGATGAAGATGTCTTTTCTCTCTTTGGTAAATCTGGTAAATTCCCTGCCCAAGTAGAGGATACATATGGAAAAGGTAAGTTAATTGATTCTGGTAAAGTAGAATTAGGGGTTCAAAGAGATGGTTATCATGAGTATATGTTAGAAGGAAATAAATTTGATACTAAGTTCCATGTTAGGGTTATTCCTGTTGATGGTGAAGATACTTGGTTAGCATGGACGGGCTTAGAAACAAAACCAGTTGACCCTGATAGTGATGAAGGTGTTTGGGATATCTCTAAAGATAAATTTGCTAAATTAAAATTCAGGAACAATTAATATAGTAAACGCTAGAAACCCTCATTCATGAGTTCTGCTTCTATTGTGAGGTCAATTAGCCCAGTTCGGCATGACCCTTTTAGTATTCTCAAATCTGATGATTTGGTAATAGGCGGTTATGCTTCTATTGAAATGGTAGACAAACAAAACGATTTGATTACTTTAGACGCTTTGAATGAAGCCGTTGGTAAATATATGAAAATCACTAAATTTAGAAATGTTATGACTAATCATTCTAATGTTCAAGTTGGAGAAGTTATTCCTCAATATAGAGATAAGTCTGGTAAACTTTGGAAGACTGAAGTAGACGATGTTGGGTTTTTCGTTGTTATTAAAATGAGAGAAGATATTGAGAAAGCAAAAGAAGTTGGCCGAGAAATAAGGGATGGTACTCTTCGTTCTTTCAGTATTGGTGGTCAGGCATTAGAAAAGAGAAAGAAAGCCCATGAAGAATATGGGGATTATAATGAAATTTCAAAATTAGAATTACATGAAGTAACTATTTGTGAAAAGGGAATTAATCCAGAAGCGAAATTTGACATATTAAAGATGGAAAAGGAAGGAAACGAAATGAGCGAAATAGAAAAAGCATTGAATGCATTAAATGAACTTTTAGAGAAAAATGACGAATTGGAAGTGAATAAAGAAGAGGGAGTTTCTTCAAATTCACAAGAATTAACAGAAAACTATAATAAGAACTTAAATAAAAACGAAGAACTATCCAACGAGGCAAATAACATGACCGAGGAAGTAGTAAAAGAAGACGAAGAAGAACTAATGGATACTTCAACTGAGGAAGAGGCTCCTCAAGAAGAAGTGGAAATGATGGAATATCAAGATGAAGAAACGAAATCAAAACCCAGTTTAGATGCTGGAGAAATTGAAGGTGGAGGAGCAGGTGAAACCCCAAGTTCTGAGCACGACCAATTGGATAGCGACTTTATGGCTAAGTTCGATAACCAATCTACTCTGGACCTTTCTCCAGAAAACCTTGAGAAAGCCTATTCAGAGTTTAAGGCTGAACAACTCGAAAAGGCCGCTTACGATGCAATCAAGGACAAGTTCCAGACTCGATTCGATTCTGAAATGGTCACAAAGGCCGAAGAAATCGAGAAGGCTAACTATGATGCTAAGTCAGAAGTTGCCGAACTGAGAAAGCAATTCTCAGACCTTCTATCCTCATTAGATGAGAACAAAGAATCAGTAATTCGCAAACAAGAAGAAGCGGTTGCTGAACTCAACTTACCAACTGGTGACGAAATAGCAAAGATGGATTGGAATGACATCAACGCTCTGGTTGAGAGGTTGGAGGCAGAACTCTAAATGAGTTTAAATTAAAAAAAAAGGAGATGACAAAGATGACAAAGTACATTAACACGATGAAAGATTTGGAAGCCGCAACTTACGGTAGTTTTGGTGGATTGGCAGGAAACAATCTATTGAAGGCTGCTGGAGTTGTCGGTTCTATTGGTAGTGGTTTCCCCGGTTCCTCTGGAGATGCACTCAACCTTAACGGTACAGCAACAACTGGTGCTGCAAACCTTTACAACGTCATTTACGGCCAGAAAGTTTGGTCAATGATTAACCAAGAAATTAACCCACTCTCTATCCTACCAAAGAAGCCATACACGGCAAGTGGTTGGAGAGTAATGACGAACAGGCCACAAGGTGGTAGTGCTGCGGCATTCGGAATCTCCACAACTGCTGGAACCGCTGCTCAGGGAACTGCGGCTCCCGATGCAGATATCATTGGTGGAGTTGGTGAAAACGAGGCTCTCGGTTCATCATCTCTTCTTGCAATGGCTCCAGAATATGCTAACCTATACATGAATCCGAAAATCGTTGCACATATGTTCGATTACAGCGAATTGGCTGCTGAAATGGCAAAGATTGACGATGGTGTGGGCGACCTCCGTAAACTCATTCGTGAGGATATGGGCAAATTCCACGCTGAATCTCAATCGAAGATGCTCGTCATGCCATTGGAAATGTACGATGACTTCGGTGCTGATGTTTCAGCAACAAACGGAAGAATCCGTGAGCAATACACATCTCTGATGAAGATTTGCAGTTCTTTCGGAGAATTGGCAGACACTGTTGGTATTCACAACCTTTCCAACATTGGTGGAACAACTAACTACGCAACTACTGACGATGATGCAAAAATCATTTACGGAGCAACTCGAAGTGCTGCATCTTACTTGGATGCAGAGGTTAACTTCGGTGGAAGTTATGCTACGGCTGGTCGAGTATTTACCCTAAGCATCATGAACAGCGTCATTCAGAATGTGCGATTGAATGGTGGAGCGCCTAAAGTTATGCTTACAGGGTATGACACAATTCAGTCTATCTCTGACCTACTTCAGAGCCAAGAGCGATTCATGGACTCTAAAGAAGTAATGCCAAGCCATAACGGTGTTAAGGGCGTTAAAGGTGCAGAAGTTGGATTCCGTGTTGCAACATACTACGATATCCCCCTGATTCCAGCAAAGGATATGCCAAAGACTGGTGCTTACTCAGGTACGAAGATTTCTGACATTCTTATGCTGGATACGGACCATTTGTGGTTCGCTACTATGAAACCAACCCAGTATTTCGAGGATGGTATCAGTCACGGAAACCCATTCGGTGTCGGAGTTCTCGGAAACCGAGGTCTTTACCGAACAATGGGTGAGACTGGATGTACCTTCTTCAAGGGACAAGGGAAGATTACTAACCTTTACTGAGGCTTTACTTTTAGGAGATAAATAGGAGGAAAAAAAATGGCACTAGTTAAAGCAGTAACCATAATCGCAGACCATAAAGGTATAGCAGCCCCTAAAGTTGCTGGAGATGAATATGTGGTGGACGCCTATTGTGATATCACACAAGTAGTAGCAGCGGGTTCAGTAATTCCTGCAAGTGATTTCGGTCTATCTACCATTAACGCAGTATGTATTACTGGAGATGATAACCCTAACAACAGCACAAATGATATTGCCATCAAAGTAGAGTGTTCGGCTACAGGTGCTTATGAGTCGGCAGGTTCTGTTGCCTTTATGCACACCACAGTAGCAAGTGGAACTACTCTATCCAATGACGCTAACGGTGGAACAGTTAGAGTTCGAGTTTGGGGCCTTATCTGAGGGGATAAGTGTGGCTAAGGCTACTTTAATTGAAGCCACCAATCAAACGGGGGGAGGTTTCGTTACCCTTAATGGGGTATTATTAACATTAGATGTTGAAGAGGATATTTCTGTTCATTCAGGAATGTTGTATATGAATTCACATAATATTAAAGTAGAATTTGTTGAAAGTGATTTTGAAGACATATCTGATGGAACTTTAGAGAATATCGCATTAAAATTAGAAGTTGAATCTTCTGAAGTGAAAAATACTCTTTTTGGTAAGAAAACAGCGGCTTCTAAAGTAAAAGAAACCTTAACTGGTTCTAAGAAAAAGAATAAGAAAACCAATACTAAGAGTAAACCTTCTGAAGAAGAGAGCGATGAGTAGACTTATACGACATTGTTCTTTACAGATTCACAGTGAGGTATTCTAAATGAGTGGGATAGGAGGCTGTAGAAGCAGCGGAGCCTTTACTGCTGACACTTTACTTTTTACTGGTTCTGGTAAATTAACCAGTATTACTGGTATGTCATTTGTTACTACTGGCCCAACTGTTGATAATGCAGCATTTATGGTCTTACATGATTGTTTAAACGCTGGCGCAGCAACTGCTGCTAATACTATTGGAATATTATATGTTGGACCTACAGCAACGGCTAGTAATTTTGCTGAAGCAGATATGCATGGCGTCACGTTCAAAAATGGCATATTTGCTGAGGTTACTCATTTAGCAGGGACTGCAACTAAATTCTTAGTGACATTTAATTAATATTGAAAATGAGGAGAAGATATGACAGGTATAGGTGGATGTAGAAGTAGTGGTGCAATTAGTGCTGATACACTTATCTTTACTGGTGGTGGTAAATTGATTAGCATTCATGGGTTTGCAACTGGAACAGATACCGGATATGTAACTCTTCATGATTGTTTAACTCAAGGAGCATGTAGTAATGCTAACATGTTAGGTATGTTATATGTTGGTTTGGCTTCAGCCGGAGATTCATATAACGAAGCAGACATGCATGGAGTAAGATTCACTACTGGTTTATTTGCAGATGTGACAGATGTTAGTGGAACAGGGACTACTTTTACTGTTGAATTTAATTAGGGAATAAAATATGAGGAATATGAATGGCAGCAATAGATAAAGACACAAGACTGATAATGACGATAATGTATGTAGGAGCAGTTTCTGGACTGAACGTTTACTTCTACTCAGTATATGGAGCATCATTACCATTCCCACCAATATCTCACGCAGTATTATTTGCTTTAGTTACGGTAGGAGTAATTATGCTACAAAAAGCATTATTCGATTTAGCCGTAAATGAAAGATTAGAGACATGGTTATTGAATAGAAAAATAGACATGTATTGGTCGAAGAGAAATAGAGATGATTCTCAAAGACAGAAAATTCGAGACACTATGAATTCTAGAAATCAGAATTATTATCGGGCAGCCGGTGATGGTGGACCTTATGATGAAGTTTCTGAACAATTTCTAAAGGCAATGGAATGATGAATAATGGGTGGTATCAATGCTAGACAGACTATTAGGCGTTGATGAGCAGTCACTTGCTTATGATTTATCCAGAGCACATTCAGCCGATGTGTTTTTCATCAAAATAAGGGCTTTATTGTGGGGGGTTATTGCCACTACCGCTTTCTTCATGATAGGAAATATCATGGGTGCTAATGGAATTGATTTCTTAGGTATGTTTGTTAGTAGAGTTAAGGGGCTATTTGGATGGGGTTAAATGGCTACCTTATTAACGGGCTTTTCTATTCTATTGGCAGAGGCTGCTGCTAAATTATACCAGAGGCTACACGCATTAAATTTTGGAGTATATGGTGCTTCCAAGGTAGGAAAAACAACATTACATCATCAATTAAGAACAAGGGGAGAAGTACCTAATATCGCTGAAAGAACAGTTGGATTAAACAGAACCACTAGAAAAGTAGTCAAAATAGATAAAGATTCTAGAACAATAAAAACCGCAGATGTAGGTGGGCAGACGTATTATTGGGATGCTTGGCAGAAAGATATGCGGAATAGGAAGGTTAAATATGTTATATTCATGATTGATGATAGACATTTAAAAGAAGCATACAATTTAGAGAATCAGTTGGGATGGCAGTTCATGGTCGATACGATTTGTGATGAGTATTGGAGATTAAACAAGAATAAATCTAAAAAGAAGAAGGAAAAGGAGTTCCCAATAGCCGTCGGCATATGGGCTAATAAGTACGATTTATGGAAGGGTCAGTATGAACACAACGGCGCTATCGAAAAACACCCCATATTTGAACCGTTCAAACTTGGGATGCAGCGTTTACAGGATAGGGGCATTCCTTGCTTCAAATACATCGTATCTGCCAAATCTGACCCGGAAATGGTCTACAGAGGAATAATGACAATGGTAAAGGAGTATTAATTATGACACAACAGATGGTATTTACACCTAATATTATTGGGATGAACGATAGTTCGATGAATAAAATGATTAATTCTGCTAAAATTAGTAATAATGCTAGACATTCTGGTCCTATCATTACTTATGAATTCAAATCACTTGACATTAAAAAACAGATGAAAGAACTAAAGAAAGTTTTACTTCCACAGAAAAAGAAATTTTTATTCAAGAAATATGGATTTAGATTTAA